TTGTGGACGGCGAGCGCGCCGACATGGTCTTTACCGACCCGCCCTACAACGTCGACTACGCCAACCGCGAGAAAGACGCCCGGCACGGCAAACACCGCCCGATCCTCAACGACGCACTGGGTGATGGCTTCTACGACTTCCTCTACGACGCGCTGGCGCTGATCATGGCGCACACCCGTGGCGCGGTCTACATCGCCATGTCCTCGAGCGAACTGCATACGCTCAAGGCGGCTTTCCGGGCGGCCGGCGGCCACTGGTCGACCTTCATCATCTGGGCCAAGAACACCTTCACCTTGGGTAGATCCGACTACCAGCGCCAGTACGAGCCGATCCTCTACGGCTGGCCGGAGGGCGCAACACGCTACTGGTGCGGCGACCGCGACCAGGGCGACGTGTGGCAGGTCAAGAAGCCGGCCAAGAACGACCTGCACCCGACCATGAAGCCGGTGGAACTGGTCGAACGCGCCATTCGCAATTCCAGTCGACCGGGTGATGTGGTGCTCGACCCGTTCGGTGGTTCGGGCACGACACTGATCGCCGCCGAGAAGTCCGGGCGCGTGGCGCGGCTGATCGAACTGGACCCCAAGTACGTCGATGTGATCGTGCATCGCTGGCAGGACTACACCGGCCAGCAGGCCGTGCGGGCCTGCGATGGTCGGACGTTCGACGACCTGGCCGGTGCCGCCGACACGGCCATGGGCAGTGATCTTGAATCCGAGGAAGTGGCGTGAAGCAGTCGCGCTGGATGTCGTTCGTCGAGGCCGCAACCAATGTCGTGGTCGGCTATTGGGTGGCGGTTGCTACGCGCTGCGCCGTCTGTTCGATGTCTTGCGGGTCAAAACGCAACGGGCTGCTGCTCCCACAGGGTGGTGCCATCTGTGCTCAACCACAGCCGCTCCACGAAATCGTCCCGCGCCATCATCTCGATGACACGCTCGCCCGCAGGCCGAGTGGCCGTGCGACCGGTGGGCTGGTAGCGACGCCCCTGGTGGATCACGGCCACGAGGGTGCGGCCGTGCCACTCCAGGTCGATCACGCACAGGCCGCGCGGCTTCTGGTTGGCATCAAAGCGTTTGGCGCGCACGGAGCGGATCATGGTTCAAGCCCCCATGGACTCTGCTTTGCTCGAGAAGCCAAGCGCTTTTTCGATTGAAATGCATGGATTGACGCGGACGGTCGCTGGGTCGTAGATCGGATCGCGCGCGCCGTTCATCTGCTTGATGGCCTTCTTGATGGCCTCGTTTTCGGTTCTGGCGCGGACAAAAAACACCACGCACTCCTGGTGGTCCGTGGTGCGGATCGCGTTGACGGCCCAGCGGCGTGATGGGGCGGACGGCTTTGTCTTTTGTTGCCCCGACCCTCCGCATTTGAAGCACACGCCACCGAGCACGTTGGCGTAATGGGGAAGGTGCCCCTTCCCATCGCAGCGTGTGCATGGATAGGTTTGGGGCGCGTTCATCGCTTACTCCTGGTTGGCGAGGCGAGCCAGTTCCTGCTGTGCGTTGGCGATGTCGCTCATGCCCAGGTTGGGCAGGATGTTGCAGGCCAGTTCGTTTAGGAGCCAGTTCATGATTTTGGCTTGGTTGGCAACGTCGGTTTTGGATTCAAACTGCTTGGTGTAGTTGTCAATCTGCCGCAGGCTGCGTTCCAATGCGCTGCGTGCCTGGGCGATGGCCTCGCGGGCGTTGCGTTGGGCGGCGTCGATCAGGTAATCGCGTTCGGTTTTCATGGTGTTCTCCTTTCTGTGGTTGGTTGTCGTTGCGACACCTGTATGAACGCGCTGTTCGATTGATAAGCCAAGCACTAGATCGCTGATTTATTCCTTTGGGGAACAGCGTGGCTTTAGGCCGCGCCTTCGACGATTACTGAATCCGATAGATGCGCCCGTTGCTCACTCCTAGTTGACGTCGATCTTGTAGATGCACCTTTTCCCGGGCCGTTCTGTCGTTATCTTTACGCCCTTCTTTTTGAGGGCACAAAGCGTCGCGCGCACCGTGTGCGCTTGCCAACCAGTGGCCTCGCAGATTTCGCGAATCTTCGCGCCATATGGGCTGCGTAGCATCTCGATGATCCGCGCCAGCTTGCTGTCTTTTCTGACCTTGGCCATCGCGGCTTCGCGTTCTTTGCGGAGTACCGCGCCGGCCTTAGCGCAGGCGACGGCGCGGTCGTAGGCGTCGAGCTCTGGATCGCTCATTGCCTCGTCTGCGTCCTGTTTCACTCGCGCCCAGCTGGCCTCGGCGGCCGACACGGCGGCTTCGATCTCTGGGTCGGATTGGATGGTGGCCGGCTTTGATCTGGCGGCCCCTAATGCGTAGTAGCCCTCGGCCGTGACGAACCAGCCGGCGCTGTCGCGGGTGATCAATGCCTTGTTGGCCATGGCCTCAAGCACCTTGGTGCGGGCGCCACCATTGATGTTGTCTGGGAACCATTCGACACATCCGCCTGTGTTTTCGATGGCGTAGTTGAGGATGGCGTGCTGGGTGGTTGTGAGTTTGGTGGTCATGGCGTGTTCCTTTCTTGGGTCGTTGATGGTGATGGCATTCACGCGCTATTCGATTGAGAAGCCAAGCGTTTTTGGCTTGGCTTCGCGGCTTGTTTAGTCTTCCCAAAGGTGCTCGCCATCGAGGCTGATCCACAGGCGCGCATCGCGCACGGTGGCCATTTCGCGCACCGCCAAGCCCGTGCGAATGTTGGTACCGGTCTTGCCGGTGAAGGTGTAACGCTGGCCGTCGTGCATTACGGTCGCTGGCCCATGCTCATCGAATTCCACGCGGATCAACTTCGATCCGATGGCGTTTCCGTTGGTGTCGGTAACCTTGGGTTGGCGGATGCGCATGGTCATGGTCTGCTCCTTCGTACGTGTGGATTGGGTGATGTAATGAATGCGCTGTTGGCGATATAAGCCAAGCGCTTTTTGCTTGGCTTCGCGATTCATTGGCGTCCTGCCCTGAGTGTCTGGATGCCCTCGTGGGCGAGTGTCATGGCGGCGGTCTGGAACGCGATGTGCGCCACCCAGGGGGCCGCCTTGGCGTCATCGATTAACTCGTCGATCACCTCCATCGACTTGGCGCGCATCGCTGCGCATGCGGCTTCGAGTTCCGTGGTGCTCGCGGTGCGCACTTCCGGATAAAGGCGCACCAGCATGGTCAGGGCGGTCTCGGCCAGTTTCTTACCAAGGGTGTCCAGTTTGTCGGCGTGCATGTTTCTCTCCTGCAACGTGGTTGATGGTGATGGCATGAACGCGCTTCTGTGGAGGAAAGCCAAGCCCTGAATCGCGTCTTTCGTGAACCATCTGCGTTTGGCTTGATGTAGATCATGGGTCTGTCGATACGCGCTTACGCCCGGCATCGCGGCGTCTCTCACGTGGCGGTCAAGAAGGCGATCGATACCGGACGCATCAGGCTCGAGCCAGATGGCACCATCGACCCGCAACGGGCCGATCTGGAGTGGACCCGGAACACCATCGCTACCCGCAAAGCGGCTTCGACCCGAGCCGCGCCGATTGCTGCCGAGTCACACTCCGCTCGACCTCAGGATCATGAGACGGCAGCGCAGGCACTCTCGACCGGCGGCACGACGTTTCTGCAAGCCCGCACGGTCAACGAGGTGGTCAAGGCGCAAACCAACAAGGTGCGCCTGGCGAAGCTCAAGGGCGAACTGGTCGACCGAGCGCAGGCCATCGCCCACGTCTTCAGGCTGGCGCGGGCCGAACGTGAGGCGTGGATCAACTGGCCGAATCGCATCGCGCCGATCCTCGCGGCGGAACTTGGCGTCGACGAGCACAGCCTGTTCGTGGCGCTCGACCGCGCTGTGCGTGCGCATCTGGAGGAGTTGGGCGAGTTCGTACCAAAGGTGGACGGATGATGGCCGACGACTACGAAGGGGCACTCGAAATCGAACGCGCCTGGCGTGAAGGTTTGCGGCCCGAACCGCGCCTGACCGTCTCCGAATGGGCCGAGCGCTACCGGATGCTCTCGACCAAGGAATCGGCCGAGCCCGGGCGCTGGCGCAATGCGCGCACACCTTACTTACGCGAGATCATGGATTGCCTGTCGCCCACCTCACCGGTGGAGCGGGTGGTGTTCATGAAGGGCGCGCAGGTTGGCGGCACGGAACTTGGCCTGAACTGGGTGGGCTACGCCATCCATCACGCGCCCGGCCCGATGATGATCGTCTGGCCGACGACAGAGATGGCACAGCGCAACTCCAAGCACCGCATCGATCCGCTGATCGAAGAGTCGCCGGTGCTGCGTGAGATCATCGCGCCGGCCAGAAGCCGCGACTCGGGCAACACGGTGCTGATGAAGGAGTTTCGCGGCGGCGTGCTGGTGATGACCGGGGCGAACAGCGCGGTTGGCCTGCGCTCGATGCCGGTGCGCTATCTCTTCCTCGACGAGGTAGACGCCTACCCGCTGGACGTCGATGGCGAGGGGGACGCGATCCACCTGGCCGAGGCCCGCACCCGGACCTTTGCCCGGCGCAAGATTCTGTTGGTGTCCACGCCGACCATCGCGGGCGCGAGCATCATCGAACGGGAGTACGAGGCGTCCGACCAGCGCCGTTACTTCGTGCCCTGTCCGCATTGCGGTCATCGTCAGTGGCTGAGGTTCGAAAGGCTGCGCTGGGAGCGCGGGCGGCCGGAGAGCGCCGCCTACCTGTGCGAAGCATGCGACACGCCGATTGCAGAGCATCACAAGCCTAAGATGCTGGAACTCGGCCAGTGGCAGGCGCAGGCCGAGAGCCGAACCGCTGGCTTCCACCTGTCCTCGCTCTACAGCCCATGGCGGCGCTGGCGCGAGATCGCGGCGTCGTGGGAGAAGGCCGCCATGTCGGAGAGCCGCTCGGTGGCGACCATCAAGGCATTCAAGAACTCCGAGTTGGGCGAGACATGGGTCGAGGAGGGTGATGCGCCGGACTGGCAGCGCTTGCTGGAGCGGCGTGAGGACTACCCGGTCGGCACCGTCCCCGCCGGCGGGCTCTTGCTCACCGCCGGGGCCGACGTGCAGAAGGATCGCATCGAGGTGTCGGTGTGGGCCTTCGGACGCGGCAAAGAGTGTTGGCTCATCGAGCACCGGGTGTTGATGGGCGATACCGCGCGCGATGCGGTGTGGAAGGCGCTGGCCGAGATGCTCGGGCAGACCTGGACGCATGCGACGGGGGCGCAGCTTCCACTCACCCGGCTGGCGCTTGACACGGGCTTTGCCACCCAGGAGGCCTACGCCTTTGTCCGTGCATGCCACGATTCGCGGGTAATGGCCGTCAAGGGCGTGCGAGGTGGGGCGATGGGGGGCGCGGCATTGATCGGCATGCCCACCGCCGTCGATGTCTCCCAAGGTGGCAAGAAGCTGCGCCGGGGCATCAAGGTCTATAGCGTGGCGGTCGGCATTGCGAAGCTGGAGTTCTACAACAACCTGCGCAAGAGCGCGGAGGTGGCCGACGACGGCACCACGCCGGTCTATCCGGCGGGTTTCGTCCACCTGCCCAAGGTCGACGCCGAGTACATCCAGCAGCTGTGCGCCGAGCAGCTCGTCACCCGGCGCGACCGAAACGGTTTCCCGGTGCGCGAGTGGCAGAAGATGCGCGAACGCAATGAGGCGCTCGACTGCTACGTGTATGCCCGCGCGGCGGCGAGTGCAGTTGGCCTCGATCGCTTCGAGGAGCGTCACTGGCGTGAGATTGAACGACAACTAGGGCTGCATCCACCCGAGACGATCGCCGTACCCGGCCACGCGGCCACAGAATCCGGTGGCCTTGTCGTTTCTGGGCGCCGGGATACCGCGCGGCGCGTGATAAAGAGTCGTTGGATGGGGTAGCTCATGACACTAAAAGCACGCATCGAAACGATGGCGTCTCGCATCCGCCAGGAGCTCGATGCGACGAACGCGCGCATCGGCAACCTCGCGCTGCTTGAAACGCCGCACAAGGGGAACCTCGTTGCGGCGATCAATGACGTGAAAGTCATGCAAAGCACAGGGGTAACGATTTCAACCGATCCTGGCAATGCGCTCGGGGTCGGCACGGACGGCGGGCTCCATTGCCCGGCCGTCATCACATCCACGCTTCACTGGTAAGGAGCCACCATGCCCGTCCTCAAAGTCCACAAGGTCACCGCGCTGCCCGGCACGCTCGAAGGCCATGCCATCTATCTAGTGGCGCCCCCGTCGAAACCCGATTACGTCGAGATGTACGTCACAAACGCCGCCGGATCGGCGGCGCGGCGCATCCTGCGCGACGACGACATCCAGGACATGATCGATGCCGCCATCGCGGGCGCGACTGGTGGCCTACAGATCGTGGCCGACATCGCCGCGCGCGACGCCCTGACGCCGACCAACGGACTTCACGTGCTTGTGCTCGATGCCAGCGCGGATGCCACCGTCGACAGCGGCGCGGCCTCCTACGTCTGGCGCGCGGCAACCAGCGAGTGGCTCAAGCTCACCGAATACGAGTCGCTGGACTTGTCGCTTACCTGGTCGGCCATCGATGGCCGCCCGGCTTCGAGCCCGTCGGTCATCGACGCGGCGGTGGCCAGCAGCCACACCCACACCAACCTGACGCAGCTTGGCAAGATTGGCGAGGATGGCGACGGCAATTTGACGTATGACGGCCAGTACCCGCGCGCGCGGCTGGAGACCGCCGGGTGGTGAGCTAAGCCATGCCGATGATGCGCTTTGAAAAGGTGGTGGGGTCGCTGCCTGCCACCCTCACGCCAGACACGCTCTACATGGTGCGCACCGGCGCGGGCTTCGACCTGTACGTGTCGGACGCCACGGGCAGTATCGCCCATCCGGTCAACGGCGGAATCGCCGAGCACACTGGTCGGGTGGCTTGGCCCAAAAGGGCGACGCCCCGCATCATCGGCGATGCAGCGGGCACGGCGCTGGCGACGCTGGCGCTCAATGCCGCGCGGCAGGTGTTCATCCCCTTCGTGGTGCCGCGCACTGTAGAGCTTACGGGCCTGCGCATCAGCGTGACCACCGCGTCGGCAGGCCCGGCCTCGATGGGAATCTACGCCAACGCCACGGTGTCCGGCCTGGATGCGCCGGGCGCGCTGCTCGCTGGTGCGGAAGGCGTCATCAACACCGGCACCACCGGCGACAAGACCGCTGACATCTCCTACACCCTGCAGCCCGGGCAAATCTACTGGGCCAGCCTCATCGCCTCGGCGGCGGCCACGGTGCGGGCGATCCCTACAGCAGCGCGCGACACGGGTCTGGGGCGGCAAGTCAACGGCACGGGCGTCATCGCTTACCTGTATGCCGCGGGCTCTGGCAGCACGCTACCCGCCACCGCACCGGAGACGTTGACCAACGGCACCGGCAGCACGCCCGCCATTTACATGATCGAGTAACGCCATGAACCCGACCCTCACCCCCGTCAAAGTCAAAGACCTGCCGCGCTTTCTGTCGGCCAGTGCACCGACAACGCTCACCAGCGGCACCGGCGTGTGTCTGGCGATCCATCCGATGGAGTGACGCATGGCCTACACCCTCGAACAACTCGAAGCCCTCGAAGCCGCACTGGCCCGTGGCGAGCGGCGTGTCACCTTCGCCGACAAGACGGTGGAGTACCGCTCCATCGAGGAAATCAAGGACGCAATTCGCGAAGTCAAGCGTCAGATGGACATGCTTGATGCGCAGTCCGGATTATGGCCGAGGGCGCCGCGCCAGATTCGCATCCACACCCGCAAAGCAACCTGAGTGTTCATCATGAGTGAGACGACGCAACTCGACTGGAGCCGCTATCCTAGCTTTCGTCCCGAGGAGTTTCGCTGCCGGCACACTGGGCGGTTGCGCATGGACCCGCGCTTCATGGAGCGGTTGCAGCGGCTGCGCAGCGTCTATGGCCGCCCGATGGTGATCACCAGCGGTTACCGCGATCCGACCCACCCGGCCGAGACTGCCAAGACGAGCGGCGGCGCCCACACCCTGGGGCGGGCCTGCGACGTGGCCGTGCAGGGCCGTGATGCCCTCGATCTGATCGTGCTTGCGGTGGCTCACGGCTTTACCGGCATCGGGGTGCAGCAGCGTGGACCGCGGCGTTTCATCCACCTGGACGACCTGGACGCCGCAGAGGGTCGCCCGCGTCCGACCCTGTGGAGCTATGCATGATGTGGTGGAGAAGCCTTAAGCGGCGCATCTTCGGTGCGAGCCCCGCCTACGATGGCGTCGGTGGCGGCCGTCGCGCCATGGTCTGGCAGGTCGGCAACCCGGGTGCGGTCGCAGCACTGGCCTACACGCAGGATGAGCTGCGCGCCAAGAGCCGCGATCTCGTGCGGCGCAACCCCTGGGCTGCGGCGGGCATCGAGGCGTTCGTGGCCAATGCCATCGGCACCGGCATCAAACCCCAGAGCATGGTGGAAAACGCAGCCCAGCGTGAGGCCATCCAGCGCGTGTGGTGGAACTGGGTGGAGGAAGCGGACGCCGCAGGCCTCACCGACTTCTACGGCCTGCAGGCGCTCGCCTGCCGGGCCATGCTCGAAGGCGGTGAGTGCCTGATCCGTCTGCGCTGGCGTCGTCCAGAGGACGGTCTGCCGGTGGCGCTCCAGATTCAAGTGCTGGAGGCCGAGCATCTGCCGCTGGCGATGAATCGTGAATTGCCAAACGGCAACCTCATCCGCGCCGGCATCGAGTTCGACCGGCTCGGGCGCCGTGTGGCCTATCACCTGTACCGCTCGCACCCGGGCGATGGCAATCTGGCCCCCATGTCGGGCGCGGGCGGCCTGGACACCGTGCGGGTGCCTGCGGACGAGGTGATCCACCTGTTCCGCCCGCTGCGTCCTGGCCAGATTCGCGGCGAGCCGTGGCTCGCGCGGGCGCTGGTGAAGCTCAACGAACTCGA